GAGTAAGGAGATTAATGATGCTCTGAATGATAAAGAAGTTCGTGATATGACCAAATCACAACTTATTAAAGGTGCATTCCGTATGCTTACTTTGAAACTTGGTCAAGCAAATATTCCAATGATTGTAACAAATCATGTATATCAAGTTATTGGATCTTATGTTCCTACACAAGAAATGGGTGGTGGTAGCGGTCTTAAGTATGCTGCTTCTACAATCATTCATCTCAGTAAGAAAAAGGAAAAGGATGGAACGGAAGTCATTGGAAATATTATCAAGGCAAAGAGTCTTAAGTCGCGTTTAAGTAAGGAAAATCAAGATGTGGAAGTTCGTCTCTATTATGATGAGCGTGGTCTCGATCGTTATTATGGTCTTCTTGAACTCGGTGAGACTGCAGGACTTTGGAAGAATGTAGCGGGTCGCTATGAGATTAATGGCAAGAAAATTTATGGAAAGGAAATTCTGAAAAATCCAGAACAATATTTTACCGAAGAAGTAATGCAGCAACTTGATGCTGCCGCGAAACAGCAATTCTCTTATGGAACGAATTGAGACCACGATTCTCAGAAACCTAATATTTAATGAAGACTACTCACGCAAAGTTATTCCTTTCATACAACCAGATTATTTTGAGAAAAAGACCGAAAAGGTCATTTTTGAAGAGATTGTCCAATTTATTGTTAAGTATGGTTCGGCAATCACCATTGAAGCACTCAGCATTGAAATAGAAAATCGCACAGATTTAACAGAAGAGCAGATAAAAGAAGTTAGAGAAATTAACAAATCTCTAAATGATGCTACTGTAGAAAAACAATGGTTACTTGATACTACTGAAAAGTGGTGTCGTGACCGTGCGATTTATCTGGCACTTATGGAGTCAATCCATATTGCTGATGGTAATAATGAAAAAAAGAATCGGGATGCTATTCCCAGTATTCTTTCTGATGCTCTAGCAGTATCTTTTGATAATAATATTGGACACGATTACTTAGAAAACTATGAAGAACGATATGAGTTTTATCACCGAAAAGAAGACAAAATCGAATTTGATCTTGAATACTTTAACAAAATTACCAAAGGTGGGATCCCTAATAAAACTCTTAATATCGCTCTTGCTGGTACGGGTGTCGGGAAATCTCTATTCATGTGCCATGTGGCTAGCTCCGTCTTGCTCCAAGGACGGAACGTTTTGTACATTACGATGGAAATGGCAGAAGAGCGCATTGCTGAAAGAATTGATGCAAACTTATTGAATGTCCCGATTCAGCAACTGGTAGATCTTCCTCGTCAAATGTTTGAAAATAAGGTCACAAGTCTATCCAAGAAAACTCAAGGAACCCTTATAATTAAGGAATATCCAACTGCATCTGCACATAGTGGACATTTTAAAGCACTTCTTAACGAACTTGCACTTAAGAAGTCATTTAGACCTGATATTATTTTCATTGATTACCTTAATATATGTGCTTCCAGTAGGTATAAATCAAATCTTTCTGTTAATTCATATTCGTATATCAAAGCAATTGCTGAGGAATTGCGTGGACTCGCCGTCGAGTTTAATGTCCCAATTGTCTCCGCTACTCAGACCACTCGTTCAGGTTTTGGTTCTTCTGATGTTGAACTTACTGATACTAGTGAGTCCTTTGGTCTGCCTGCTACTGCTGATCTTATGTTTGCCCTTATTAGTACAGAAGAGCTTGAGCAGTTGGGACAGATTATGGTGAAGCAGTTGAAGAACCGATACAATGATCCTACAATTTACAAACGTTTTATTGTAGGAATTGACCGTGCTAAAATGCGTCTTTATGATTGCGAACAAACAGCACAAAAAGATATACTTGACTCCGGAAACGAAGACGAGTATAATGATTACGAAGACAAAAAACCTAAAAAATCATTTGAGGGATTTAAATTTTAATGGAAACCAAACACGTTAATTTTGACAAGTATGCTGAATTTGTGGATGTAGTCACATCTGATGCATCTAAAGATTTTCTTGCACTTTCTGACCGTCTGGTTGCTCTGGACGAAAAGGGTGCAAATATTGAGCGACTTCTAACTGGTGCTGTTGGTATCAATGCGGAAGGTGGTGAGTTTATGGAAATTGTTAAGAAGATGATCTTTCAGGGCAAACCTTATAGTGAAGACAACCGTGAGCATCTGATTATTGAATTGGGGGATATTATGTGGTATGTTGCTCAAGCGTGTATTGCACTTGATGTCACTCTTGACGAAGTTGTTGCTCGTAATGTTCAAAAACTTCTGAAGCGTTATCCTGAAGGTGCTTTTGATGTTTATTTTTCCGAAAATCGTGCTGCTGACGACCGATGACTAAAGTAACAATTAAAATGGATGTTCGTTCTGCCGCTGCAGTTCGTCAAGTCCTCTTTGAGCATCAGAGGGGACATAGTTATGAGTTTGCTTCTGAAAGAATCACTGATATTCGCAAAGTTATTGTAGATCTTGATGAAAGTATCGGTAGTGTAATTGGTGAGTAATAAATATTTTAAAAAATGTCTTTGATTGGTAAGAGAAAAGGAAGACCAACTACAAGAATACAGTTTGATGCTATTCTTAAAAGATTCATTGTCTTCCTTAAAAGGGAAATTCGTTTGACGTATGATATTCCATATGTGCTGATAGATGATTCTGATTTTGCCAAAACTAATATGACTTTCGGTATGATGAATAGAGAAATACTTTATATTAGTGTTGTCAATCGCCATCCTGTGGATATTTTAAGAACTATTTCTCACGAGTTTATACATTATAAGCAAGTTATGGATGGGAAAAAAATTTCGTCAAATCCCGGAAGTCCTGCTGAAAATGAAGCAAATGCAAAAGCAGGTGAGATTATGCGGAAGTATGGAAAACTTCATCCAGAATTATTTGACCTGATGCCAATTAGGTGATATAATTCTTTTCTTGGGGGCATAGCTCAATTGGAAGAGCACTTGATTTGCATTCAAGAGGTTTCGAGTTCGAGACTCGATGCTTCCACTCTGCCCAAGTGGTGAAACTGGTATACACGCATGACTTAGGATCATGTGCTTCTGCGTGGAGGTTCGAGTCCTCTCTTGGGCATTAAAATAAATAAATATATAATAAAAATAGTTGTTATAAGTAGTAGTTATAACTAAAGAATGAAAAAATTTCACCAATTCATAACGGAAGCAACCTCCGCATCAGTTCAAGCAAAACGTCTTGGTCTTGTTGGCGATGGGCATGGGGGGTGGTATAATAGGGCCACTGGTGAATTTGAGGCAAAGACTGTGGGTGGTCAATTGAAGTATTTCAACAAACGTCAAATTATTGGTGGTAAAGATCCTAAGCAGGGAGAGTTTGAGAAAAATATTCCTCTTGGGTCTTCAACTCCGGAACAACCTGCATCCTCGCAAGAAGTTCCTGTAGAGCAGCAACCTCAAGAAGAAATTCCTCAAGAAGCACCAGTTGCAACGCCCCCACCAGTTCCTAAAACTAAGGGAACATTGACAATTGCTTTTGGACGCTTTAATCCACCAACAGTTGGTCATCAACAATTGATGGATACTGCTGCAATGGCAGCAATAGAAGATGATGGTGATTATATTATTGTCCCTTCTCGTAGTCAGGATAAAAAGAAAAATCCATTAGATCCTGATACAAAAATTTCATATATGAGAAGGATGTTTCCTGATCATAGTGAAAGAATTGTAAATGATTCAAATTTTAGAACCATCTTTGATGTCCTTAAAAAGGCACATAACGATGGATATACCAATGTTAGAATCGTTGGTGGTTCAGATAGGGTTAAGGAATTTGAAAGATTATCCAATGATTACAATGGACAACTTTATCAATTTGATGTAATTGATGTAATTTCATCGGGAGATAGAGATCCTGATAGTAATAAAGGCGTGGAAGGAGTTTCTGCATCCAGACTTAGACTTGCAGCAGCTGAAGGAGATTTCATAACATTCAGATCAGGACTTCCTTCTGAAATTAAAAATAAAGAAGCACTTCAACTTTTTGATCTTGTTAGGCAAGGAATGGATATTCAAGAAATACAACAAGAAGGATATAATACTTGGGAAATTGCACCAAAATTCGACTCACAATCGTTAAGGGAAAATTATATTGATAAAAATATTTTTAAAGTTGGAACTTTTGTCGAAAATTTAAATACTGGATTAAATGGTAAAATTATTCGTAGAGGAACTAATTACTTAATTTGTGTAACTGAAAATGGAATGATGTTTAAATCGTGGATTAAAGATGTAAAAGAATCATATTCTGAAAAGCACATGGATAGAATGATGAGACTTCCTGGAAAACCAAATACATTAATGGGAACTTTAGGTGCATTTAAATATGCAGCAATGATGACTCCGGGTGCAATTGGAACTGGTATGGAAAATATTCAAAGTGGTGGAAAACCTTATGGTGTTAATTTGATAAATAAAAATAGGAAAAAAGTAAAAGGTTAAATTCTTCATATGAAAAAGCATATTGCTGAGGATCTTCCTGCAAGAAAGCACCCACAGGCTCAAATGTCTGCACAAGCAAAGAAACCAGAAGGACCTCAAAACAAACCTGGTGGTGGGGATGCTGGCAGTGGAGATAAAACTCCAGAAGAAAGAATTAGTCAAGCTGCCTCAGATATTCGTTATCGTGCCAGAAGAGAAGAAATTCCATTAAGGCAGGCATACTCCCAATATATGCAAAACAGTTCAATGTCTGAGCAGGAAAAATCTGCAGTAAGAGATAAACTTTTTGGTAAGGGTGGAATGCAATCGGAAGATTTCAATAATTATATGAAAGAATCTGCTTCAAATGCAGTTTCTAAAGCACTTTATAAAGTATTTGTAGAAAAGAAAAGTGAAGTAATTGATCATGATCAACTCAAGTATGGTTTAGAAGAAAAGGTAAATGATACTTCTGAAGGAAAAAAATATAAAGTAAGAGTCACTGATCCTAAAAATAACGTTACTTATGTGAGGTATGCTACCCGCCAAAAAATCAGTGAACTTAGGGGAAAAGGTCTTGAAGTTGAAATGACTGAATATGGAACTCCATATGAAGGTGAAAGAACTAAAGGTGAAAAAACTGCTGAGGTTCTAGGTAACAGAGCAAAAAAAGATTATGATGGTGACGGTAAAGTAGAAAGTGGTGCTAAAGAATATCGTGGAGCAGTTCATAACGCTATTCAACGTAAGAAAGGTGGAGTTGCTGATGGTAAAGATACCTCAAGCGTAAAAGAAGGTTTTTTAGGTGAGGTAGCAGCAACTGCAAATTTGCCTCAAACTGATGCTCCTCAGATAGTAAATTCAGATGCTAATTCCACTCAAATTGATTTTACTACTAAAAAAAATAAAATTGTTGTAAATCCAACTGATAATTCGCAATCTAAATTAATGGCACATCATGAAATGGGTGGTGATGTAATTGTTGAAAATGGTTATTCTAAGTTTCTTAAAAAAGTTCATGCTCTTCAAGAAAAGGCAGAAAGTGAGCAACAGCAAAAACTTTTTGGACTTGCTCTTTCAGTCAAAAGAGGTAAAACTCCAAGATCTGAAGTAAGTGCTGAAGTTCTTAAAATTGTAGATTCGATGAGTGAAAAAGAAATTCGCAAGTTTGCTAAAACTAAGCACGAAGGAATTCCTAAAAAAGTTCAAAAAGAAGAAACTGAGTGTGGACCTGAAAAAGAAAATGAGATAGATCGTCGTCCTCTTGCAACAGCAATTAATCTTGCAAAAAATAAAGCAAGAGCAATGGGTGCTAAAAATCCATTAGTAATGGTTGCTTCTGAAAATATTGAATCTGGACCAATTCTTCCTACTGAAAAAGGAAGGAGAGTTTTTCCTAAAGGTCAAGAACCAAAGGCAACTGGGGCAAAATTACCTACGCTTCAAAAAGCACAATATGATCCAGAAGGTGAAGTGATTGAAGAAGAAATGCCAAAAAGGGCGAGAAAGAAACCTTCTGAAGGAACTACAAATCTTTCACATATGGGAATCTATGGCAGAACGCAAAAACAAAAGAAGAAAATGAAACCAATTTTTCCACCATCAAAATCTGATGATGATAGTTATGATGATGATCGTGATCATCCTTCTTTGACTGCTAGAGAAAGAAATCCAAATTTAAGATAAATAAAACAGGATACTCTTCACACGGAGAACATCATGAGAGATGCATTAGTGGTGGTAATTAAACCACTTATTATTTCAATTGCAACACATTCAGCAGTTAAAAATCTTGTTCTTGACCTACTTAAAAAGTATGTTGATAGCACAGACAATAGTATTGATAATGTAGTTTATGAACTTGTAAAAGAAAAACTTTTTCAACCACAAAGATAAAATTAGTAAAAATTTAGTTAATATTTTGGAGACCAAACTTAAGGTCTCCTTTTTTTATAAATATCATTAGAAAAGAATTCATAGGTAAGGAAACATGTCTCTTTGGGGCAATAAAGATTCTTTAAGCAATCTTACTGGAACTATCACGATTAATCTTGCTACTGAAACCGTAACCGGTAGTGGCACAACTTTTGTAACTGCAGGAATTTCTATTGGAGATATATTGGTAGTTGGTGCTGGTGCTACTTACGGTCAAGCAGTAATTAGTGATGTAACATCCAATACTCAACTTTCAATTGGTTCAACTCAGTTTCTCATTGGAATTGGCACCGTTGGATTTGGTGCAACAGTTGGTGTTGCTTACACTATAACTCAAAAACCAAAGTATACTCTTGAAGATGGGCAATATTTTGCTCCTGATGTAAAGTCAAACAGATTCTCCGCAGTCTTTGGTGTAGGAACTACTGAAGCAACTGTAGCAGCTGGTAGAACGGTTGGTGGTAAGAATGCTGCTTATGCCGTAGCACACGCTGGTTGGGTTGGTGTTACAACTTATGTTGATAATCACGGAAACTTCAGAGTTAAAACAGAGACTCTAGTTGCTGGATCTAGCATTACTGGAGACGCTGATGATGACGGTAGATATCCAGATAGCTGATAATATGGTATGAGATTTGATGAATTGAATGAAGACAATTATTTGATATTCGCCATAAAGTTCTATGATAATCCCCAAGCATTAACTATGGAGGATTTTCAATCTGATTTGAAAAGAATACGATATGTCAAAAGATTACTAAAAAAATATAGAAATACGGGTGAGCTTAGAACTCACCTTATTTTAAATCATTTGACCATACTTTTTAATGTTTTTAATGACGCCGCTGTTCCATTGTTATTCTATAATTTGGACAAGGATTTATGGCCAACAATAAAAAGTTTTCTTTTATTTTTGAATAGATTTCCGGAATATCCAAAAACACATATGCATGATATTGAAGAAGATGTAGAGTGTTTGTCACAATTGCAAACAATTTAATGGATAAATTAGAAAAATTAATTTTTACAATTCGTAATATTAAAGAAGAAATGGTTGCTTCTGTTCCTACTAATTCTGCAAATTCTGCTGGATTGGGATTTAATCCTGATACTGAATCGCCACCTGTTGATCTAAGAAAAAAGCGAAGATGGAATATCTTTTTTAAAGATATGGTGAGAAGGCAGCGAAAAAGGGAAAAATAAATAATAGTAGATTTGTTATGGGCAAATCTCACCACCGAAGAAAATGTTTAATCAAAACACCTCATCCGACACCAAAATTGCAGTTTTAGAAGAACGCCTTTCATCATACGAACTTTTGCTAAAAAAGATTGATGAAGCAATCCAGATTATGGGTAAGACTAGTCAAAACATTAGTAAGATGTTGGCAGTCCATGATGAAAAAATTGAGCAATCTAGTAAAACAGATGAGATGATTTCTAAAATGATTGGTGAGTTAAAAGAAGAGAATCGAGAGCAGCATCATAGTGTAACAGAAAGAATTAAAGTTTTAGAAGCAAAGGTTGAAGAAGTTGCAAAATTTCGTTGGATAATTTTTGGAGCAGCGGTTGTAATTTCTTTCGCATTTTCTCAATCTCATATGGTTGTAGACATCTTGACTCCGGACTCACAACCTGCTAGAATAGAGAGCACGAAGTAATACTACCTTTATAATGGATTTGATTGACTCCAAGTATATTGGACTCGTTTCATCACGCCTGCAAAAATTTAAGAGGGTTAAAGCGGATCTCTATAACTTTCGGTGTCCTCTTTGTGGCGATTCCCAAAAGAACAAAAGTAAGACGAGAGGGTATTTTTACCAAGTCAAAAATAATACAAACTTTAAGTGTCATAATTGTGGGGCAAGTTTATCCTTCAATAATTTTCTTAAAGAATTGGATCCAACTCTCCACAAACAATATTCGATGGAGAAGTTTAAAGAAGGGCATACTGGTAAAAACTTCATCGTAGAGCAACCGAAGTTAGAGTTTGTAAAACCAGTATTCAAAAGAAAACTTGATTTGCCCAAAGCATCAGAAAATCAGATTGCTTGCGAATATTTGGAAAAAAGAAAACTTGATCCAGAAAAGTTTTATTTTTCTGACAAATT